AAACTGTGACTCATTTGGGTACGGGCGCAGTTCTGAAAGTAATTGCTGCGGAAAGCAATGCTGCTGCAGGTAAGAAAGCATCAATCATTCTTTTTGATGAGATTTGGCTATTTGGCAAGAAAGCCCATGCTGAAAGCATGTTTCGTGAAGCAAAAGGCGGTTTGGCATCACGTCCTGAAGGCTGCGTTATCTATCTTTCAACGATGTCAGATGAGCAGCCGTGCGGTGTTTTTAAAAGCTTACTTGATTATGCACGTGATGTACGTGACGGCATCAAAGAAGATAAGCAATTTTTACCGCTGATTTATGAGTTTCCGAAGCATCTTATTGAAAGTGGCGAACACTTAAAGCCTGAAAATTTCTACATCACCAATCCAAATTTGGGCGCATCAGTTGATCTTGAGTACCTCATCTCAGAATTCAACAAGGTCAAAGATGCGGGTGAAGAATCATTACGTGATTTCTTGGCCAAACATTTAAACATCGAAATTGGTCTAAATCTTCGTGCGAACCGTTGGGCGGGCGCTGAATATTGGTTACAGCAGGCACGAAAAAGTATCACGCTTGAGCGTCTAATTGAGAAATCAGAACTAATCACTCTCGGTGTCGATGGTGGCGGGCTCGATGACCTACTTGGATTTAGTGCATTGGGGCGTTTAAAAGGCAATGCGCGAATTTGGTGGAAATGGAACCATGCTTGGTGTAACAAAATTGCAGTCGAAAGACGAAAAGAAAACGCTTCCAAGTACGAAGATTTTGTCCAAGAGGGTAGTTTAACCATTGTTGAGCGTGTCGGTGATGATATTGACCAACTGGCTAAGATCGCAAAACAGGTTTTTGATAGTGGGAAACTTGACAAAATCGGACTAGATCCTCTCGGTCTAGGCGGACTGTTGGATGGTTTGCTAGATGCGGGTATTCCGGAAGATAAATTAACAGCTGTTCCTCAGGGCCTGAAGCTTATGGGATACATCATGACCATGGAGCGAAAACTTGCAGAAGGCTATTTATACCACGCTGGGCAGGGGCTTATGACTTGGTGTGCAGGAAATGCGCGCGTGGTGATGAAAGGTAACGGCATGATGATTTCGAAACAGGAGTCAGGAGTAGCAAAAATCGATCCGTTGATTGCAGATTTCAATGCTGTGGCACTTATGAGTATGAATCCAGAACAGGCCGAAAAAGAATACAACGTATTTTTTATTTAGTAATAAGCAATTTATTGACCTCCTTTTTTGGAGGTTTTTTCATTTTAGGAGAAAGCCTCTATGGGTGCTCTGTTTAAGAATTTCAGCTCATTTGAAATTAAGAGTTTTGATGAAACTACTCGCACATTTACCGGCACAGCAAGCACCAGTAACCCTGATCGTGTGAAAGACATCATGGTGCCGAGCGGTGTGCAGTTCACTTTGCCAGTACCGCTTCTGTTGCACCACGACAGCAAATTGGTTGTTGGGTATGTAACGAAAATCACTGTTCTTGAAAACACGATCGAAGTTGAATTCTACATTCCTGAAATTAAAGAAGAAGGGAAGCTCAAAGAGCGAGTGGATGAGGCTTTCCAGAGTGTCCAATACAAACTAATTACTGGTCTGTCAGTCGGCTTTAATGCTGATTGGGAAAGCGCCGAATTTATTCAAGGCGGCGGCATTAAGTTTAATAAATGGGAACTTATTGAACTGTCACTTGTAACTACGCCTTGCAACCGTGAAGCAGGCGTGGATTACGCAAAAGCATTTGAGGAATACAAAGCCGCGTTGGGCAAAGAACCTCAGCAACCCGCACCAGATGGCGATTCATCTGAGCAAAAACACATTGTCGTAAAACTGAATTGCCCAACAAAGGGTGGAGTAAAACTATGAAAGAATATTTAGCTAAATTGCTAAAAGCATTGTCTGAAAAGAACCAAGCAATGCAAACAGCCTTGTCTAAGGCATCTGCCGAAGGCACAACACCCGATGAATCCACAGAAGCTGAAATTCAAGCGATTGAAAAAGACATTGCTGCTTTAAATGTAAACATCGAACGTACCAAAAAGCAGATTGCTGCAGCTGAAGAAGCTGCTAAAAATGCAAATATGCCTGAACCTTCACCTGGCGAAGAGACGAAAAAGAAATCAGTAATTACTACGGAATCTAATTTGCCTGCAGGTATCGGCTTTGCACAGTATGCGCGAGCAAAAATTTGCTCACAGCTAGAAGCGAAAAAAGGTAATTTTGTGTCACCAATGGATGTTGCTAAGCAAATGGGCTTCAATGCTGAAGTTCAAGACTTGGTTACCAAAGCAACTCTTGGCACAACTACTGATTCGGGATTTGCAGCTTCTTTGGTCCATGAAAATCGACTAGTGGGCGAATTTGTTGAAATGCTTCGTGCTGCAACAGTCTTTGATAAAATAACCGGATTTCGCGCAGTTCCTTTCAATTCGAAAATTCCTAGCCAATTAACTAGTGGCACCGCAGCATGGGTTGGCGAAGGTGCCGTTAAACCAGTAACAAACCCTACCTATGGTGAAGTTGAAATTAAAGAACACAAGCTTGCCGCAATCACGGTTTATACACAGGAGTTAATGCGTCGTTCTGATCCGGCGGTTGATGTATTGGTCCGTGATGATTTGATTGAGGCTTCAAAAGTACTCATTGATAACACCTTCCTTGACGCAGCTGCTGCAACTGCGGTGCGACCAGCAGGGGTTTTAAATGCGGTAACTGCGATTACCGCAGCAGGCACTACTGCTGCGAACTATGAAGCAGACTTATTAAAGCTAATAAGCGCATTTGTGACTGCAAATTTAAGCCTGGACGGTGCTTACTTCTTAATGTCTGAAACACGTGCAGCTCAGATTAGTTTGCTGCGTGATGCGCTGGGTAATTCTTACTTTAACGGAATGAGCTTACGTGGCGAACGAACTTTACTTGGGGTGCCAGTAATTACATCGCAAGCAGTTGGAGACAAGATCATTCTGATTAAAACTTCAGAAATCTTGCTTGCTCAAGACGGTGGTGTGGATGTGTCTTATTCAGACCAAGCAACTATTGTAGATGGCTCAACCACTCACAATTTATGGCAACAAAATAAGTTTGCGGTACGTGTTGAAAAGTACATTACTTGGGCAAAACGTCGTCCTGTTGCTTCAGCTTTTATTGATTATGCAACTGGCGGTTAAAACAACTGAAACAGCTCCTTAATTGGGGCTGTTTTTATATCTAAGCATCAAAAATTGTTTAGCTATGAGAACAGTCAAATGAAAATTAAATATTTAAAAGCAATGCACAATGCCAATATTGGTGCGGTGCTTGAAGTGACAGATTTTGAAGCCAATATTCTGATCAAAACAGGTGTTGCTGAACCATTTGAAGGCATTAAGTACTTGCAGAATCTTAACTTTACACCAGTGGTAGATGATTTTGGATCGTTAGTGGTTCTTGGTGCAAAGCTTGATTTACCGCCATTGGAAAATGCGCCTCAGAAACCAAAGCCAGTACGCAAACCTAAAGCAAAATAAGGTAGAACTATGGGATTTTTTGACAGACTTTTTCGTAAAAAATCGCTTTCGTCTGTCAACTCAGGCGGCGGTTGGACTTCAATTTTTGGCAACGGATTTCACGTAAATTTCCAAACAGACAGCAAGCTTTCACGGGAAGAAATTGTCACGCACCATACCGTCTTTACCTGCATCAGCCTTATATCTCAAGACATCGGGAAAATGCCAATTCTTCTTAAGAAAAAAGAAGAAGGTGTGTGGGTTGAGCAGGAAGTCAGCAAAGACTTGCGCGTCCTAAAGAAGCCGAACGGATATCAGAATTGGCAGCAATTTGGTGAGCAATGGACTATCTCACTTTTGATGCGTGGTAATACGTATATATTTAAGCACCGGGACATCTTTACAGGAAAATTTAGCGGTTTAACAGTGTTAAATCCTGATCGCGTAACGCCATTAATCAGCGACAAAGGCGAATTGTTTTATCAATTAAGCTCAGATGATCTAACCCGTACATCCGATGAGATTGTGCCTGCATCCGAGATAATTCACGACCGTATAAACTGTTTTTATCATCCGCTTGTGGGCCTTTCGCCGATTTCTGCTTGTGCAATGGCCGCGGGCCATGGCTTGGATATCCAACAAAGCCAGCGTACCCACTTTAAAAATAACAGCCGCCCAGGTGGAGTCCTATCTGCCCCTGGGCCGATTAGTGAAGAAACGGCCAACCGAGTAAAAAAGCAGTGGAATGAAAATTATAGCGGTGAAAATGCGGGATGTACCGCTGTCGTGGGTGATGGTCTTAAGTTTGAACCAATGGCTATTTCTGCTGCTGATTCTCAGTTGATTGAACAGCTGAAGATGACAACGGAAATTATTTGCAGTGTGTTCCATGTGCCGGCTTTTAAAGTCGGCGTTGGATCAATCCCTGCTGGGCAAAAAGTTTCAGATCTGAATGAAATTTATTATTCAGACTGCCTACAAAGCATGATTGAAGCGCGTGAAAATCTATTGGATGACGGGCTAAGCTTAAAGGACATGGGTTTTGAAGCGTTTCTAGACTTAGATACCCTAATCCGTATGGACTCGGTTAGTCAAATGAATCGCTTAAAAGAAGGTGTAGGTGCTGCAATCCTAACGCCAAATGAGGCGCGTAAAAAAATCGGATATAAGCCCCTTACTGGGGGGGATACGGTTTATATGCAGCAACAAAACTATTCACTGGAAGCACTTTCAAGGCGTGATCAGAAAGAATATCCATTCGGCAAGGCTGAAACACCGAAGACGGAGCCAAAATCGCAGTATCAAGGGATTTTTAAGTCAGAAAGTAGCTATGAAAAAGGCTGTTTTGTGACGCATAAAGGCTCGTTATGGCACTGTGAAAAAGACCATTTAGGTGAATTTAGCCATGAAAACTTTAAATTAGCGCAAAAGAAATGGGGTGATGAATGAGCATTGTTGACTTAGACACCCTTAAAGAGCATTTGCGTTATGACGATGATGCAAACGACACGATGCTGCAAGGGTATTTAGATGCTGCTGATAGTGCTGTTAAAAATTACATCACAGATGAATTTGAGTCTGAAAATCCGAAAGCGATTCACCAAGCAATTTTGATGCTTTGCGGGTATTGGGATAAATATCGAAATGCTGAATCAGATGCACCTTTAAACGGTAATTATCTACCTATGCCGGTACAAGCCTTGCTATACCCATATCGTAAGCCAACTGCTGTTTAGGAGGTGTTATGACTCAAAACGCTGGTGAACTCCGCCATCGAATCATGGTGCAACACTTTGCTTCAGGTCGTGATGAAGATGGCTATCCAATTCCTGAGCAATGGGTTGATTATATGCCTTTGTGGGCCAAAGTCACCCA